GAGTACACCGAGGTGATCCAGGTCGAGCAGTACCGGCCACATTGGGGGTAACGATGGCAATCGAGCTTCCGCCAATGCTGGCGGAATTCCTCCGCGATAAGCAGTATGCGATGCTGGCAACGTCATCGAATAAGGGCGCCATCCTGATAGCGAAGATGCCCGCTGCCGACATCCGCGAATGCTCCGGCCGTGTCCCCGTCCATGTGGACTACCAACTGTTCCGCACACCGTACGGCCCGGTCGTACGTCTCGTGCTGGAGATATACAGCGAGCCTGTCCATACGAAAGGGGGCATCGATCAGTCGTCGTTCTTGATGGAAACGTTCTTCAACTCTGACGATCCCGAGCAGCGTGCCGATCTGGCCGATCTCATCGGACGAGAGTACCTACGTGTGGCCTTCTTCGACGAAACGCTTCAGCATGTGATTTCGAAGAGGATCACACATACACAGAACGATGACCTTCGCGCGCTTGCAGTCACCGCACATCGGCTGCTTATGGAGACGCCTCCAGACCAGCGCGACTTTGATCGCGCCAAACAGATCATCATGGATGAGAACCCGATCTTCTAGGAGTGACCGTGGAACAGCCTACCTTCGAAGTCATTGAGCTAGCCGACCTGTTGCCGTCCGGTCCAGTGGAATCCACACTGGCGGAAGTCGAGATCGCGGACATCCTGTACGACGACATCGGCCCGGAGCCGTCGCGCGAGTTAGTTGAGAACATCCGCGTGCGCGGCGTACGAACGCCTGTCACCGTGCTGCGTGAGGACGGCGTGTACCGTCTGGTTGCTGGACGCCGCCGTCTATTGGCAGCACTGAAGTGCGGCATGTCGTATATCCCAGCCATCATCGAGAGCGGCGAATCGCTGGCATCCGCTGCGCTCTCCGACCACGCATTGCGACGGGAGAACCCGGCCGCCGACCTGAAGCACATCGAAAGCCTGCTTGACCTGGGCTATTCTGACAAGCAGATCGCCCAGGCAACCGGCCTAACGTTAGGCACGATCCGCTCACGGCTTCGCCTGCGCGACCTACATCCGGCGCTGCGTGAAGCGCTTGATGAAGGCGCGATCTCGATGTCCGTTGCCGAGCAGGCCCGTAAGCTACCGCTCGTTGAACAGGAAGCGCTTGCCATCCAGCTTGATCAGGACGGCAAGCTGACCACCAGGGATGTCAACGAGCGTCGTCATGTCCAGATCGGGGAAGCGGTTACCGCACTGCCGGCCGACTTCCTGGGAGACGAACCAAGCACACCGCAGACGGAGGGAGGTGATACGCTCGAAAGTCTTGCTGGCATGTTTGCCATCGATATCAGCAGCCGACAGGGGCTCGCGGAACTGGGGACCATCCTCTGCGATGCTCACCGCTATGACGATGTGAAAGTCGTCTTGCAGAGGCTATCCAATTCCGATTGACATCCCGTGTCGTGCATGCTAGACTGCACGTACCCATACCAAGGAGCGTGAACGTGGTTCAGTTTTCTACCGTCGAAATGGACGAGGCAACTCGTAATGCCGAGCTTGCCACGCCCCCGCAGGGCTACGCTAATCGCGCGCCGTATCGTGAGGCGCTGACCGGCCTCAAGCCCGGACAGGTGCTGGTGATCTCGGCCGGCGACGAGTCGCATCGGGCGATCAAGTTTCGGATCAACGATGCGTCCAAGGAGATCGGCGTCAACGTCCTGTACGGCGAGAACAAGGACGGCGACATCCTGGTCTGGCTGACCGACCAGCCGCGCCCGCCGTCGCGTCGCCGGAACGGCAAGGCACAGACCGAGGCATAAGCCTCGCCTTTCCCCCGCACACTCACCCCCTTGTGTGCGGCGCCAGTCCCTCTACGCACCGCCATGCGTAGAGGGACTTTCTACGCGCGAGCCATGCGGCCGGCGAGCACCATATCCGAAGCGCGAGCCAACGAAAGCGCGGGCACCAAGTCCGACGCGCGACGTAGCCCCCGTGCATGGCGGTGCACGGGGGCTTTTGTGTCCAGAGAGAGGCAGTATGGACACCAGCCGACGAGCACCTTACGTCCCGTCCGGCAAGCCGCTCAGCTTCGAGGATCGCCTGATCAACATCGAGGCGCAACAGCTTGCGATGGGCTCCTCGATGCTTCGCTCGATGTCGTCAGTGCATAAGTCGCAGACCGATACTGAGGAACACCTGCGATGGTGTTCGCGAGAGATCGCGCAACTTCAGTCTACGGTCCGCGTCTTTGCATTGCTCAACGTGATGCTGGTGTTGCTGCTGATCATCTTCGTACTTCATGAGTTGGTATGATGAAGATCACCGAATCGATCCTGATCGAATCCGACCCGTTCGAGCCAGCGAATCTGGCCGAAGTCATGTCCAAGATAGCCGATGTGATCCACCAGTCGGAAGGCATCAGCTACACCCCGGTCAAGTCGTCCGTCAAGACCGATGAAAAGCTCTGGAAGATCGCCGTCTTGATGCGGCGCCCACCCGCGACACCCGACGAATGGACCCTCACCGTTGAAGCCATCGAGCGCGAGGCCCCATTCTGAGTTGTTGCATTTGTGCATCGTGAGCGCGCGATAAAGCGCGACGCATTGATGCGACAAACGGTATGCTTCCGTCGCGCTCTGAGCGGCCCGTCAGCACGCCAAAACGCGCCGGTGACCAGAGAGACAGACTCCGGCCTCCGGCGCGTCTGACGCGCCGCTCACGAGCGCCTAGCGGGCATTCCGCTATTCGTGTTCGTCCTTGATCACACGTGCGCGCTCGTTTCCGACCGCGCGATGGATCTGCCCGACGATCTCGCTTGCCGCCCCCTCCGGTGTGGATGCCGGCGATGTGTACTCCAGATGCCGCGTGTACTCGGCTTTGGCATCCCTGACGATGATCTCGACCTCGTAGGGCTTGTTCATGCGTTGTCCTTAGCGCACCAAGAAGGCAGCAAAGCAGAACGCTACCCCAAGCTGGAACAGATGGACGATCGGCGCTTCGATGCCGAAGGCCGCAAGCACCAACAGCACGATGCCGGCCACCAGCAGCCAGAATCCCACGGTGGTGTACACCGGCGGTGTAACCCTAGCTGCCATCGTCGTGCTCCTTGTCTTCCTGGGGTAGATCGGACTCGGTCGTCTCAGGTACGCTGGCTTCGACGTACTCGGGCCTGTCCTGCCGAGTGTTGGTAGGCTTGCGCTGCCGGTTCTCCCGTGGCTTTGCTTGTCGCTGCTCACCCATGTACCCTCCCTAGTGTCGCTGCATCAGGCCGACTTCGCCACGCAGCGCCTTGATGAAACGCGCCAGTGCACGTCCCGGTGACAGTCGGAAGAGGTTTGGCGCTCCAATGCTCATCTCTACACCGAGCGAGCCATTCTCTTCCAGGCTGAGCGTGATCGCGCTAATCACATCGGTGAGGGTTAGACCCGCTTCGTGCCAGAGCGCCGACACCTTGTCGCCAAAGGCAAAGTCAGCCGGATACTCGTACCGACCGGCCTGTCCGATGGTGAACGTCAGCGACGGACCACCTCTGGACACCTCTTCCAGCTTCTTGAGAATCTCCAGATCAAGCTCCGGCGATGTGGCAGCGTTTGTATCCAGGAACTCTTCAATGCGGCCCCATCCGTCAATGGATTCCTGATTGAATCCTTCTCGCATAAGCCGTGCCGCATCATCGCCAGTACCGCCACCGTAGATGTAGTTGCGCACGGCTGTACCATCTTCGACGTATTCCACATTCAGGGCGTTCCCGCCACCCATATCGAACATGACCAGATCGGCCTGACCAAGGCTGTGATCGGTGCCGATGATTGGCACAAAGGTCTTGAATTGCAGCAGCCCATCCGGGCCGCGTACGACCAGGAACTTGGTATCGGTCGCCTGTTTCACGATGCTCTTCAACGCATCAAGCACCGTTTCGTAGCGCCCGTTGTAATTGGTGATGAAGCTTGACTGACTCAGGTTGACATCGACGTTGAAGCCAAGCGCACGCCGCGCCGCTGGCGCCAACGAGCCAAGGTGCTTACGAACGATGTTCTTCATCAGATCATCGGCGCGCACATTGGTGTACACATCGTCGGCCTGCCCTGGCGGCGGTACGATGATACGTCCGCTCAGCAATCCGGTGTACCCAGGCCCGCTGAGCGTGACCATCGAATAGCGCCCCTCCTGACGGAAGGTCCGCTTCATGATGATCCCGCCGAAGACCTTGGTACCCTGAATGGCGTACTCGATGCGATTCCTGGTCTGCATGATGTTGATCACATCGTCGTAGATCCAGGGTAGCTCGATCTCGAAGTCGCCCACATCGCTTTCGACCATCGTGAACTTGGCGCGGCGAATCGGCTGTACCCTACCTAGTAGCACACCCTGCGGGGTGTAGCACTCGATGATATGAACATCGCTAGGCGGAAGCGGCGGGGGCGGTCCGGGCGGTGGCGGGGGCACCAACACCACCACAACCGGACGGCTGATGGTGATCTGAACCGTACCGATGAACTGAAGCTGACCAACAGCGGCGATGACCGGCTTGGCTACAACCACCGCGCCGGTGCCGTAGATTGGAACCAGTCCAATACCGCCAAGCACGGGCGGCGGGATCGTCACCCCACCCAGGCCGTACAGTTGCACGGCACCCGCACCATCGAGCACTGGCGGCGGCATCACCACATCGACGTGCGCCGTTGAGGTAACGCCGCCGTCGCTGCTCAGTGCTGGCGGGCCGATCACCACGCCACCAGCGGCGATGACCGCTGCGGTCACGCCAACGGCTGCGACGGTAGGTGGGCCGATGATCACACCGGCTGAGGTTGCGGCTACCGAGACTGATCCAACGCCGCCAAGCGTCGGCGGGGCAATCAGGATAGCCGCGCTTCCTGGTGCTACAAACGCGGCCGGTGCAACTGCAACATCAATGAAGCTAGGGCGCGCGTTGATCTGGGCGTTGCCCTGCATCGCGGCCGGCGGAACGGCAACGGCAACGAGCGCCGTCTCTCCAGGAAGAACGACGCCGCCTTGCCAGAAGAGCAGCAACATGGCTTAGCCCGAGAGCCCTTGCGGTGCGTACGTTACGATCTCGCCAGTCAACAGCCAGTCGATGGTACGCCCAATCGCACCCTTCACACTGATGGTGAAGCTGTCACCGCTCACGCCGGGCTGAATCTGCCAGGATGATGCAGCGGTATCCTGGATCGTTGACAGCGGCACAAGCGCGCCGACTTGCACAACGGTTGTCGTGGGCCGCTTGAACACCATCCGCGCCTCAGCGTCCTTGGTTGCGCCCGAGGTAGCATCGACCGCCGTTATCCGCAACGTGGCTCGGTAGATGTGCCGCTGCTCGGTGTGGATGCGGAAGACTTCGGTCGGCTGATCGTCCGTCGTTCGTGCAATGCCTGATGCCTGTCGTACGCCAGCGTATTCGATGATCGCGGGCGGGGCCACATGCGCATCAACTACCGCAATGGCTTCGGGCGTCGGGACGATGGGTACGCTCACCGCATCCATCATGTACAGATCGTCGCCCTGGAGCATCAGCCCGTTGACAGTGATGCCACCAGCGCTAAGCTCGGCCTGAAGCGTGGCTAGATCGACCGGCTTACCGTTGAGCGGAATGGCGTTCTCATCTGGCGGTACGCTCACAGTCACTCCTAACGGTAATGCGCGTAGACGACCATCCATCGATAGGACGTTGTGTCAACGCTCAGTGTCCAACCACCAGTCTCTGGCGACATTGCAAAACATAGCGTGTACCGCCCTGCCGCTAGGTTTCCCGACCACATACTAGGAACCAGCGACACCGAGCCCGCCCCTCCGCTGAGGAAGTTATGACGGAAGAAGATTTGCGGAGTGGCATCGATCCCGTAGCGCAAGATCCCAAAGCGAGCCGTTGCCGGTGCGCTGCTTGTGATCATGGGTACAACGCAATGCGCCGTCACAAGACACGCTGTTGCCAGATCGAATGTGATCGGCATGTTGGCAACATCTGCCACCCAGGCATTAGCGCCGCTTGTAGCAAACGCAGCAGATCCAATGGCCGCCGCTACAACTGTGACTCCAGCGGCTGCAATGTCCTGGTAGTTGAGACTTGCAGGCACGATGCGGCTTGCACCGCCGTCCACGCCGCCTCGAATGGTCTGCGCGGCGATCTGCGGGTTGAAGATCCCGCCTGGATACATATCAACGGGACCATAGATCGTCTGTAGTGCGATTCGACTTTCGCCGGCATCGATGCCGCCGCGAATGGTCTGCCGCAAGATGTCAGAATTGACGATGGTATTGTCAACGATCTGCAAGCTAGATACCGAACCGTTCTGAAGCTTATTGCCGTGGATCGAATTGAGTGGGAAGTTGCTATCCAGCATCGTCCCAAAGGCGATGTCAGTGCCGCCTACTGAGTTGTCCGCTAGCTGTAGACCGGTAACCGATGCATTTTGCAGCTTGCTTCCGCTGATACTATTGGCAACGAAGTTCTGATCCAACATCGTACCATTGGCGATGTCGATGCCCTGGATCGTGCCATTCAGAATGTCGGCTGTGGTGATCACACGCCCGGAGGCACCCATAGTTGTCCCTCTGGGCTTGTTAGGCCCCCTGGAGCGTATGCCCCAATATTCCCCGTCATGAGCCAGTCGATGGTGCGCCCAGATGCGCCTCGAACCGAGATCACCAGATCGGTGACCTGTACCAGTGGCTGTATCTGCCAGGAAGCCGCCGCCGCGTCCTGAAACGTTGCCGGCACATAGGTGCTCCCGACTTGTGTGAGCGTATTTCCCTGACGCTTGAATACCATCTCTGCACTGGTCTTCTTCGTTGCGCCGCTTGTGGCATCGATAGCTATCATGGAAAAGGTTGCCGTGTAGACATGCTTGACTTCGGTAGAAAAGCGGAACACTTCCATTGGAATATCATCGGTCGTTCGCACGATGGAATTGATCTCTTTTGTGTTAGCGTACTCCACAACCCTAGGCGGGGCGACATGAGCGTTGATCACCGGCGTGGCTTCGGGAACGGGCTCTATTTGGAAGCCGTTGTCGTCGTGATCGACCACATTAGTCTCGCCCGGAACATCAGTCAGCCATGCCGCCATATTCCGATAGGGTACGCCGGCTGCTGTTAGCTCCTGTTGGAGCAATGCAGGGTCCACTCGCTTCATGACTTTCATGCGGCGACTCCTCGTCTCATGCGTGGAAGGCAATGACCGTGATTGGGCACGGCCAGCCGTTCACATTCGCCGAAGCACTGCCAGTGTAGATCAG